ATAGAATTTAGGGAGTGGCACACCATGAAACGACCTGAAACGGGGCCACGCACATGATCAGAGCGTGGTTTTCTGTATGCAAAGACTATGACTATCTTTCGGGGGAAGACACGATGGCATCATTGGCAGAAATCAATAAAATTGCCAGATCCATGGGTCTGACCTATGGCAAGTATGAGGCGATGCTATACGAGCAAAACCGCGGAAAAGAGCCACAACCACCTCCCGTCCAGACAAGGCGATCCAGACGGAGATACACCGATGAGCAGGCCTTCGCTCTGTGGCAGGAGGGAAAAAACGATTGCGAGATAGGGATCGTGCTGGGCGTATCCAGGCAGATCATCCAGAGATGGAGAGACACCATGGAACTGCCCTCCACGGCCAAAGATGAAATAGACACCAGTAAGTATCACCTGGAGAAGACCGGGGCGGGGGTATTTGTCATCCATGAGGATTGACAGCCTCCCCCTTGAATCAAAAAAGGAGGTGGCAGGCGATGGCGAAGGAGAAGGAGGTTGTCGCGCCGGAGCCTTGGGAGAAACAGCCAGAGGAGACGGTGAAGGCCTATGCTGCGTTCTGCGTATACCGGGATCTTGGCCCTGAACGAAGCCTTGCCAAGGCGGGGGCGGTTTTGGGGAAAAACCCGGGAGGCCTGGAAGAATGGAGCTCCAAAAACGATTGGGTGAAACGGTCTGCCGCATGGGATGCGGAGCAGGACCGGATCGCCCGGCAGGCGCAGCTGGATGAGATCGTGAAGATGCGGAAGCGCCATGCCAAGCTGGCCAGCGATATGCTGGTCAAGGCGGCCAAGGCCCTGGACAAGCTCCCGGATGAGGAGATCAAGGCCAGCGATCTGAGCCGCATGGTTGACGTGGCTTCCAAGCTGGAGCGCCTGAGCCGCGGTGACGTGGGCGATGTGATCGAGGAGCGGGATGGCGGCGAGTCCATCAATCCCGTGCAGATCTACATCCCCGACAACAGCCGGAGCCGGAAGCATGAGAGTTTTGATGACCTGGAAGTTTAACCAGGATACAAAAAGGAGGAACAACAATGGAAACGAAGGAGAAAGTCAACGGCATTCTGGAGGCGGCAGAGATCGAGGCCGTTTCCTTTTTCGACCGCTGCACGGTGATGGCTGCCAGGCTGGAGAGCGGCGAGATCCTGCTGGCTGCCGATGTTGTGGAGCCCATGGCGGATTTTGTCCCGGAGGAAAGTGCTGAGAGGTGCATGATGCAGTTTTTTGATCGACTGATGAACAGAGAGGCGGAGACCGGCGTTCTGACGAAGGATCAGGCCCGGCTGATCGTTGCACTGTCTGAGAACAACCTGAGCGGCACCGAGACGGCCAAGAAGCTGGGCTGGGGCCGCACCAAGCTGTACGCCACCATGAAGAAGATCCGGGAGAAGACCGGCAAGGATCCGCTGGAATTCTTCGGCATGTGTGAGCTGCTGGTGATGGCACGGGAAGTGCTGAAGGAGGACTGAGGCATGGAGAGACTGAACACCATTCAGAAGCGTGAGAATTTGAACGGGGTTTTCCGTGCCGGAGAGCCCGGCCCCGGCGGTGCATACCACGACTACATAGTCGCATTCTTCGGTGTCGGCGAGCCTTCTTGCGATGCGATCATGTTGGAGTTCCAGAAGGGCCCCCGCAAGGATCCTGACGCCCGCCATGGCGTTCTGGACACCGATCTGCTGGAGATCGTCCGCGACCGGCTGAAGTGCTTCCAGGCCGGTGAGTTTGCCACCATGGAGAATGCCTGCGCCCTGAACCACATCGAGGAGGCTCTGCTGTGGATGAATAAGCGCGTAGAGGATCGCATCGAGCGGAACGTGCTGGGGACCATGGCGAAATGAGGCAGCCATGAAGGCATATTTTAAGGGAGACAAAAGTGTCTTTGTGTTCGATCCGATTCCCAAAAGCCAGAAAGGCCGGAAAAAGAAAATGAGCAACTTTGACCGGATCCTGAACGGAACTGAGGAAGATCTGGTGGATGAACTTGAAAAGGCCATTACATGGGCCAGAGAGCTGGACGAGGATCAGTGGAATGATATTCTCAACAGCCGCGGCGGCCTGCGTGGCTTTATTAGGGAAACCATGGAGAAATGAAATGCGGCCGGCATCTGCGGATCCGGCTTGCCGGGGTGGATGCGTCCGCCCCGGTGATATGGGGAGCATGGTTTTGAGTGGGTTCGACTCCCACCCTCCCCTTCCGAGTGGCGTATACAGCCACAAGGTCTGCGCAGAGCGTCCTGGTGGGAGGCGTAGCTAACCGCCCACCAGGATGCGAATATGGGGATATAGCTCAGATGGGAGAGCGCCTGCCTTGCAAGCAGGAGGTCGCCGGTTCGATCCCGACTATCTCCACCAGGAGGGTCCTGGACAATCGAAACACACTATTAACGACTGAAGCGCAAGGCCGCCAACGTGTGCAGAGAGGAACAGGGCTGTGTGATAACTGGCCAATAAGCGCACAGCGGGCCATTGTGCCGCGCCCTCAGATATGCCGATGTAGTGTAATTGGTAAAGACACTCCGTAGAGGTAGAGAGATGCCGGTTCGAGTCCGGCCATCGGTATCAGCGCATATAGCGCAATATCATTTTTTGAAAGGACGACGAATGACGATGAACGAGACTTTGAGCAGCAAGCTGGCACGACTCCTGATGGATGAGAGGATCTACAAAGTGGAGATCAATATCAAGTGCAAGACCAAGGATGGCATGATCTACACCATCCAATCTCAGGAGTACAGCAGAGAGAGCATTGACGAGGCGGCGAAGGGTGCCAACCTTTGCTTCGCTGAGGTTGTGGACACCAGCACCACGCAAAACCTGTTGGAAATCACAAGCATTATTGAGAAGGCCGATGGTTTCTGGTTCTCCGTGGAAGAGATGGTATCTATTAAGCACAGCGAGATCGTCCGTATCTGGGCAGAGCTGGGCGACCTCTACTATGACGGAATGCCCGAATAATTTCAATTAAACCGAGCGCGGCGGTATATCCGCGCCTATTATGCCGATGTAGCTCAGTTGGTAGAGAGTGATGGGGACAGCCCACAAGGTCGCCGGTTCGAGTCCGGCCATTGGCACCAAGAGCCAAAGCTGACAGCGTACAGGGGCGCCCGCACGGAAAAACGGGAAAAGGAGACGTCCTTTTCGACCGTGCAGTGGTTGAGAGTCCCGTCAGCAGGCTCTACAGAACCGCGATACAGAGGCACCCTGTGCGGATTAAAAAAGCGGAGGCGGTGCCGTCCCGAGCCTCCGAGACGACAAGCTGGCCGGGCCAGCAGGGCACACCGGGGCGGGGTTCAATTCCCCAAGGTCAAAGGTTCGACTCCTGCGATCAGAGGTTGATGGTGTGCCCCCTCTTATACGCTGTTGTGGCTCAGTGGTAGAGCGGCTGATTTGTAATCAGCGGGTCGGGGGTTCAAATCCCTCCAGCAGCTCCATGGGGAGGCCGACAGCTCCCCTAGTTTCATTCCTCTCAGGACAGCCCGGAGAGACGGGCCCGGAAGCGCCCCCACACTTCCGGTGATCCAGCCTCTGCTGATTCATGATGGCGGCAGCGGCTTAATGGATGCGTCAGGTGAGAGACGGACCCTTCTCCGTCAGAAGGCCGTTCGATTCGGCCTCGCATCCATCATCATCCCGTTGAGTTTTGGCGACCTCTCAACAAGGCCCACGAAGAGCGAAAAAAGGCGCTTCCCCTGTGCGCTGTGCGAAAGCGGCGGGCGGATATTTATAGATTGCGGCTGACCCCGGCCATGTTAAAGTTTTTTACGGTTCCGACTGACGACACCAGCGGAGGGGTTGAGATGTACCGTGATCCCCCATGGCGTGACGCTGGCCTACCCCTGGGAGGCGTATGGATGTGGTGAGGTTCCGGCTGTCTGCGGACACGGCCGGAGAGTAGCAGGATGGTTGATGCTGATCGCCATGGGGATTGTGAAATTTTAGAAAGACGGTGACGCCATGAATATACGACCGCAGCCGAAGCAGGAGGAGTTCCTGTCTTCCCCGGCGGATCTGGTGATCTATGGCGGAGCGGCTGGTGGCGGCAAGACCTACGCCCTGCTGCTGGAGGAATGCCGCCACAGCGACAATCCGCGCTTCAACAGCGTGATCTTCCGCCGCAACAACACCCAGATCTTCACCAACGGCGGCTTGTGGGACTCCGCCATGGCTCTGCTGCCCCAGATCGGGGCCAGGCCCAAGAAGACGCCAAACCCTCAATTTACATTCCCCAGCGGCGCCAAGGTGGTTTTCGGCCACCTGGAGAGATATGCCGACTGTCTGAGTTATCAGGGCTCCCAGATCCCGCTGATCGCTTTTGACGAGCTGACCCACTTCGACGAGGATGTGTTCTGGTACATGTTTTCCCGTATCCGCTCCGATTCCGGCGTTGATGGCTATATCCGCGCCACGACCAACCCGGACCCGGATAGCTGGGTGCGGCAATTCATCGACTGGTGGATCGGTCCCAACGGCCTGGCAATCCCGGAGCGCAGCGGAAAGATCCGCTGGTTCATCCGCCTCAATGGTGAGGTGATCTGGGGAGAGGGGCGCATGGAGCTGCTGCGCTACCAGTTTGATGGCGAGATCCGGAAAGTGGACAAGAGCCATTGGGACAAGGATGAGCTTTTCATCCTGGACGAGAAGGACAGCAAGAAGCAGACGGTGATCCAGCCGGGCGAGGATGGCGTTCTGTACGTCATCACCGGAACACGGGAGTTTTTCCAGTGGGACGGCACCGAGTACCGGCAGCTGATCGGCCCCAAGAGCGCCACCTTCATCCTCTCCACCTTGCAGGACAACAAGATCCTGATGAAAAACGATCCCAGCTACCTGGCTAACCTGCAGGCCCTGCCCCTGGTGGAGCAGGAGCGGCTGCTGGGCGGCAACTGGGACATCCGGCCGGCGGCGGGCATGTACTTCCCCCGCAACAAGGTGACGCTGATCGACGAGATCCCGGATGATGTGACGCGATGGGTCCGGGCATGGGACCTGGCCGGCACCGAGGACAAAAAGCAGAACAATCCCGAGGATGGACCTGCCTACACGGCCGGCGTTCTGATCGGCCGGCGGAAGAGCGGCGGGTATGTGATCGCCGATGTGATCAACCTGCGGCTCAACTCCAGCGACGTGAGAAACACCGTTTTGAACACGGCCAAGGCGGACAAGGCCGCCTATAAATCGAAATACCGGATCCGCATGAACCAGGACCCCGGCCAGGCCGGCAAGGATCAGGCGGATCAGTACATAAAGCTGCTGAGCGGCTTTTCCGTGAATGTGGAAAGAGAGAGCGGCAGCAAGGAGACCCGAGCGGAGCCGTTTTCCGCTCAGTGGATCGGCGTGAAGGGATCGGAAAAGGGCAACGTGTATGTACTCAATGCCCCATGGACATCGGCCTATCTGGCCCAGATGGATGGCTTCCCGGATCGCAAATTCAAGGACATGGCCGACGCCAGCAGCACCGGCTTCCTGGAGCTGGAGAAGATGGCCACCGGCAGCGGACCGCCCAAGAGCGACAGCCGCAGCGTGACGCTGAAGAGCAGCTACTGGCTGAAATAAAGGAGGAAAGATCAAATGTCAAAAGAGATCGGCCGGATAGGCCAACTTAGATATGGTCCTGCGGGATCCGGCAGCATCTTCTTCGAGGAATTCCTGCATGAGCTGCGGGGCACCAAGGGCGTTCAGGCCTACACAGAGATGGCCGACAACGACGCCACGGTGGGCGCGATCCTGTTTGCCATCGAGATGCTGATGCGGCAGTGCGAATTCCACATTGAGCCCGGCGGCGAATCCGCCAAGGACAAGGAATGCGCGGAGTTTGTGGAAAGCTGCATGGACGACATGGAGCGGACATGGGCGGACACAATCTCTGAAATCCTGTCTTTCCTGACCTACGGCTGGAGCTACCATGAGATCGTGTACAAGCGCCGGGTGGGCAAGACCACATCCCCCATCACCAACAGCAAACACGCCGACGGCCTGATCGGATGGCGGAAGCTGCCGATCCGCAGCCAGGACACCCTGTATGGCTGGGAGTACAAGGACGACAGCGATGATCTGATCGGTATGACCCAGGTTCCCCCGCCCACCTTCAAAAAAGTAACCATCCCCATCGAAAAGGCCCTCCACTTCCGCACCAGGAGCCGCAAGGACAACCCGGAAGGCCGATCCATCCTCCGTACCGCATACCGCGCCTACTATTTCAAGAAGCGGCTGGAGGAGATCGAAGGCTACGGCATGGAGCGCGATCTGGCCGGCTTCCCGGTGCTGTATGGCCCCGAGGGGCTGGATCTGTGGGATGAGAGCGATCAGGAGATGGCCCAGGCCCTGGCCCAGGCGGAAATGATCGTTTCCAGCATACGCAGAGACGCCAGAGAGGGCCTGGTCCTCCCCGGAGGCGAGAATGGCTGGAAGCTGGAGCTTGTGTCCTCCGGCAGCCGCCGGCAGTTCGACACCAACGCCATTATCGACCGCTATGACAAGCGGATCGCAACCAGTGTCCTGGCAGACTTTGTGATGCTGGGCCAGAATGCCGTGGGCAGCTTCGCCCTGGCAGACACCAAGACGCAGATCTTCGCCCTGGCCATCGGCACCTATCTGGACGTGATCTGCGAGGTTTTCAACAACCAGGCCATCCCCCGGCTGATCGACATCAACGGCGATCACTTCAAGGGGATCTCCGACTATCCCAAGATGGTCCACGGCGACATCGAGGAGAAGGATCTGACCCAGTTTGCCACCTACATCAAGGAGATGGTGGGCGTGGGCGTTCTGGTGCCTGATGAAGAGCTGGAGAAGGAGATCCGCCGCATCGGCGGCCTGCCGGAGAAGATGGAGACCGATGTGCCGCCCGGCGGTATGCCCGGGATGCCCGGCGAGGAGGAGCCCGGCGCAGACGAGATGGAGAGCAAATCCATCTACAAGATCACCAGCATCCTGGACAAATACCAGAGCGGCAAATCCACCCGGAACACTGCTGCCCGCCTGCTGCAGTCCATCGGTCTGGATGAGGAGCAGATCGACTTCTATCTGAAAGAGGCGGATCTGAGCCGCCAGGAGCAGGAGAAGGCGGATGCGGAGAAGGAAGCCGCCAAGGCCAGAGCCAAGGCGGACAAGAAGGACGCGAAAGAGGCGGAAGAGGCCAAAAAGAGCCTGGGACGATAAAACGGAGGTAACACCATGAACACTGTGAGAGGCAGCACGACAAGCGAAACCAGACTAATCAAGGCGATTCAGACGGTCATCGGCTCTTATGCCGACGGCCTGATCGGTTCTCAGACCATGGTAGATCTGGCCGTCAAGCTCAAAGCAAACTGCTTCCCCCTGACAGTACAGCTCTACGGCCAGCCGGTGATCGTCTGCAAGGACATCACCATCAGCAACCCGGCCAAGGGCTGCGGCAGCTTTGAAAACAGCCTGAGCGGCAGCTTCAGC